CCGGTGCCGGCTGTGAAGGTTGTCACCTTGTTTGCTCCCACAGTTGCAGTTGTAAAGGTGAGTCCAGAACCTCCGCCGATTGTGTAGCTGCTTGGGTAGCTAATAATTACTAGACCTGAACCTCCAGTCCCTCCGTTATTTGGAGCAGTTCCAAATTTACCCGCACCGCCGCCGCCGCCTGTATTTACTGTCCCATTACTAGTATCGCCGTTTCCGCCACCGCCAGTACCGCCGGTTCCAGCCAACTCACTTCCACCTGATGTAATGCCCGAACCGCCACCGCCACCGCCGCGAGTAACGGCACTACCAGTAATAGAAGAAGATACTCCAGCGCCGCCATCACCTGGCGTAATTGTTACAAAGCTACCGTTTACATTTGCAGCGTCAGTTCCTACTGCACCTGCACCGCCGCCGCCGCCACCTGCAATCCAGCCTCCAACATTTGGAGGATTAGACAACCCACCTGAAAAGCCTTGCCCTGTAGTTCCAGCTCCACCACTTGCTCGGCTTGAAGTTGCCGAAGCTGCACCACCACCACCGGAACCGCCAGTTGCTCCAGTTGTTGCGCTGTTAGCACTTGAAGGCGCGGACGCACCACCGCCACCGCCGTTAGATGTAATAGATGAAAAAACGCTATTGTTACCATTTGAACCAGTGCCACCCTCGGTACTATCGCCAGTACCACCAGCTCCAACTGTTACGGTGTAATTAGTAGATACTGCAAGAGTAAGCGAACTTTCGGCACTAGCGCCACCGCCTGATGTTCCTGCCGAAGTTCGATAACCACCTGCTCCACCACCAGCGGCACGACCATAACCGCCACCGCCACCGCCAGCGATAACCAAGAAGTCCACCGTGATAGAAGGTGCAAACTGAATGTTGCCAGTCCCAGCGGTAAAAGTCGTGACACGGTCTGTTCCTACAGTCGTGGAAGTAAAGGTTAGCCCTGAACCGTTTGTGACGGTGTAGAAGTCTGGGTAGCTGATAATTACTACACCTGAACCGCCGTTTGTGCCGTTTAGCCCACCGCCACCGCCACCGCCTGTATTTGCTGAACCGGCTGTCCCGGAAGGGTTACCACCGCCACCGCCACCTGCTGTTGCAGTTCCATGCGCTGTACTGCCAAAACCACCGCCGCCGCCGGCGCGAGATATTGAACTTCCAGTAATGCTAGAAGCAACGCCAGCACCACCATTTCCACCCGTTGTCGAACCACCAGAACTTGCAGCACCACCAGCGCCGCCACCGCCACCGCCAGCGTTGTCGCCAGCAGTCGTGCCATCATAACCTTGATTAGCCGTTCCTGATCCGGCAGAAGCGTTGTTGTGAGCGCCACCACCAGATCCGCCGTTAGCTCCAGCGTTCCAAGAACCAGCTCCAGCACCAGTTCCAGCACCGCCACCGCCAGTAGAAGTAACAGTTGAAAATACTGAATTAGCTCCGTTTGAAGATTTCTGATTTGAACCGTTTGCAGCACCAGCGCCACCAGCTCCAACGGTAACCGTGTAGTTAGTTGAAACTGCAAGCGTCAAAGAAGATTCAGCACTTGCACCGCCGCCAGATGTACCGGCAGAAGTTCTGTATCCACCTGCACCACCAGCTCCAACGCCGCCGCCAGCACCACCAGCAATTGTTAAATAATCGACAACCAGCGGAACGGTCGAAAGAAAAAACTCTTTCCATGCACCGCTTATACGGACATAACCAGTAGAGACTTCCTTCCAGCTACCGCTAACGCGACAACTAATTTTCTCTACCGCTTTGAATGTTCCGCTTATACGCGCATTGGCTGGCAAGTTATTCCCCTATGGTGTGTACTGTAGCCATACGTCGCCGTCCATGCCTGTAGCAGTTCCGGGAATGGCAGTTGAAAGCGTAATGTTTCGTACGACGGCAGAACCGGCCGTGGCAGTTCCTACGGTTCCGTCTGTTCGATTTACTCGGTTGTCTAGTTGTGTCTGGACGTTAGCGCTTACGTTGTCCAAGAATGCGATCTCGGTCGAAGACACGTTGCCGATTGAAGTATTGGCGCTTAGGGTTGCGGTCCCAGAAACTACAAAGTTTCCGCTAACGGTTCCAGCGGAGATAAGCGCGGTTCCGGTAATTGTCGGGCTTGCAAAGATTGAAGCTAGGTTTACGTCTAGGGTAACGTCTCCCGAAGTGCCGCCACCTGTAAGCCCGGTCCCAGCGGTAACGGCGGTGATGTCGCCCGGGCTAGATACGTTTGCCCAAGCCGTTCCGTAAACCTGCAAAGCCGAAGTGTCCTCTAGGTAAGAAACCATTCCTTGCGCTACGGCAGTACCTAGGGCAGCCGTGCGAGCGCTCGCGTTGGCGTAAACCTGTACAACTTGATCTTGTACGTAGGTTTGGAAGTCGTCGGCGTCTACTACTTCGCCAATCTGCCATGCTTTCCAGCCGGTCATTTATTCTCCTAGTACCCTAAAGCGTTACCAATGGATAGCCTACCAAACACTAAATCGGAGAGTCTCCAGAAATAGTATTCAGTCGTGGCAAGCCCTAGGGTTACGCGGTGTGATGTTGGCGTTACGTTTTGCGCGATTCTGATTACTTCGGCGTATCGGTCAATAGCCGGTGGAACGTTGTTTGGCGTGAACTTTACCTGCACAAAGTCGCCAAGCTCCAATCCCAAAATTCTAGTTTGGTCTGATTCGGTTAGGTCGGTTAGGTCGATTTCGATTGCCTCGAAACGGTACTCGGGTTCTGCAAACTGGGCCACTAGGTAAGTTGCTAAGTCGGCAGCGCTTTGATCGTTGTCCAATGGCAAGTTATTGCGTGTAAGTGTCTGGATTCCGTATTGCTCTTGGGAAAGCAAATTATCCTCTACAACGGCCGTTCCGCCTATGCGACTTACTTCCACTTGGTTGAATAGGTTTTCGGCTCCGTAGACGACCGCTAGGGCCTGATACGGGACACCTGTTCCGTCGTCGGAAAATAGAATCGGAGTTCCAGCGCTGGCAGCTTGGCGATCCTTGAAAACCACGTCTCCAGACTTGCTAATAAATAGCGCGCCGGGTTCTGAATCGGTAACGGTCTGTAAGTAGTTAAGTGCGTTCGTGCCTTCGCTAATTACGTCGGCTTGAAGAAGCTGCTCGCCCGTTTCTAGGTCTAGGCGAGTGTTTGGCCATTGAACCCCAGCGTTAGCCAAGATTGCGGCAATGCGCTGCCCGGTGAATTGAGCGCTAGCCGTGCCTCCGGTAAGGGTTTGATTGGCAAACTGCGAAAACGCGTCGCTGGCGACAATGCTGGCGAATGAATTACCGTTCGGGGAGTAGGAAAGGTCCCAATCGTCGATAAGTCCTTCGTACTGAATTACGTCGTTTGAAGTGACGCGCACGGCGCGCTTAGGAATAATCTGGCCACGATACGGAGAAGCGGCGTACAACGGGTCGAATAGTCGGTCGTTGTTGTTTAGTTCTACGCTTAGTTTTCCGGATTGGTACTTGTCAAGCTGGCGAGACTTGCCACGGCCCAAGCTGTAGTTCACAACTTTGGGAGTTACGTCCTGGTAGATAGCTCCACCAAGAATAGTTTGCGGTGCGTCTAGGATTCCGTAGAACGCGTCGTCTAGCCTTGCGAATTCTGCCGTCGGACTTCCAGATAGGTCGAAGCCGATTTCGACTTTGTTATTTGCCATTAGGCCCTCGCAAACACGCGACCGGAAGACTTTTCGTATCTAACAATTTCGTCCACGATCTTGCGACCGATTTCCGTACCGTCTGCACCCATGCCGGCGTTTACCGTAATGCTGAACTTATTAGTCGTACCCATGTTGCCTAGGCGATCTAGCGGAATGACGGCTTCCGGACGGCCAGCTTCGGCAATGTTAGCCAAGGTTCCGCCTGGCTTTGGCATGACGATACCACCCTCGGCCAGTTGTGGAATTTTGATTTTGGTAAGTTCTGGGAGAGTAAACCCAAAGTTCTGTCCGCCAATGCCAGGGATCCAGCTCGGAATTGTGAACTTGATTTTGTTTAGCGCTCGGATCATAAGGTTTACGCCGTCAATTACGCCGTTTACTAGTCCTTGTATCATTCCTAGCATTCCGTTGATGATTCCCTTTAGGAAACCGCCAATACCCTTCCAAAC